ACAATGGGAATATCAAGTGTTTGCAAAAGGTAAACTAATGGCGTCTGATGATTTATGGATGTCTCGTTATTTCCTTTACAAAATTGCTGAAAAACATGGATATCAAATTGAACTTCATCCAAAACCCATGGTGTTTGGTGAGTGGAATGGTTCAGGATTACACACAAACTTTTCAAGCAAAAAAATGAGAGAAGAGGGAGGGGAGAAATATTTCAAAGCCATCTTCAACGCTTTTGAAGTAAGGATGGAAGAACACATCGACAATTACGGTTCAGATAATCATTTGAGATTAACAGGTAAGTTTGAAACACAATCAATTGATAAGTTTAGTTGGGGTGTATCAGACAGAGGGGCATCAATCAGAGTTCCAAAATCTGTGGGTGAAACATGGAAAGGTTATTTGGAGGACAGAAGACCGTCATCAAATGCAAATCCATATTGTATTCTTAATGTTATTTGTGAGTCATTATCATTGGCTGAGCGATTATTTGAGTCTACACATATGATGTATGATGTTATTGATGTCACAAAATTAGATGAGAAGTTTGGTACATTATCAAATGAAGAACTATTAAAAGAATACAGGGAAGACTAAGATGGGAGCAATTATTTTATCATTTTTGGCTGGCACATGGATTGCAGGAATTCTATCTTATCTCATGGTTATTAAACCAATGATTGAAGAAAATGATGAGTTGAAGGAAATTATTCATCAACAAACAAAAATCGGATTTTACGAAGAACTAAAACAAGACGAATATGAGTGAACAAGTTAATCATCCACAACATTATGGAGGTGAAGATAATACATACGAGGCAATCAAAGTCATCGAGGCTTGGGATTTAGATTTCCATCTCGGTAACACGGTAAAATACATATCAAGAGCTGGTAAGAAAGAAGTGAATAAAGAACTTCAAGACCTTAAGAAAGCTTTGTGGTATCTACAAAGAAAAATTGAAAACTTAGAAAAACAATAATATATGCAAATAGAAACAATAATTTTAATCGGGTCAATCTCAGTTTTTGCTATTGCACTTATCTTAGGTGCATTACAAGTGAGAAGTATGAACAAAAAAGCATTAAAAAGAATTGAGGAAATAAGAAATATGTCCTTTGAACCAAAGAAATCAATTCACGAACAACTTGAAGAGACTTTAGCCGAAAGAAAAAAAATCATAGAAGAATTAGAAAACAAATAAGATGATAGAAACAGGAAGAATTATTAACGGTGATTGTATTGAAGAAATGAATAAATTGCCTGAGTCATCCGTTGACTTGATTGTAACATCACCACCATACAACGTGGGGATTGATTACGATAGTCACGATGATAGAATGTCAATGGAAGACTATTGGCAGTTCACAAAAGAGTGGTTAAGTGCGGCTTTTCACACATTGAAAGATGATGGAAGAATTGCGGTAAACATTCCTTACGAAGTAAACGTACAAGACAGAGGTGGACGAGTATTATTCATGTCAGAGTTTTGGAGTATCATGAAAGAAGTTGGATTCAAGTTCTTTGGGTTGGTTGACTTGGATGAACAATCACCACATAGAAGTAAAACCACTGCTTGGGGTTCTTGGATGTCACCATCGGCACCTTATATCTACAATCCCAAAGAATGTGTTATCCTTGGATATAAGAAAAACCACATCAAGAAAGTTAAAGGTGAACCACAATGGAAAGGTGATATAATTGACCTTGAACAAGAGGATGGTACAACCAAAAAGAAAACTGTTTATCAAGAAGATGACAAGAAAGAATTCATGGATTTGGTTTACGGTCAATGGTCTTATTTTGCCGACACAAAACAAATGACAAAGGCAACTTTCTCAATGGACATTCCTTTGAAGGCAATCAAGATTCTGACATATAGAAATGATGTAGTTCTTGACCCGTTCACAGGTTCTGGTACAAGTGTATGTGCTGCTGAAATCAGTGGAAGACGATGGATTGGAATTGAGTTAAGTGAGAACTATACCAAAGTTGCACAAGAAAGAGTTCAACATTTTGTGGACCGAAATAAACAAATAGAATTAGATTTCAAATAAAAGGGTTTTATAACCCTTTTTTTGTTTTATGGATATTTATATTAAAGAAATTCAAAATTATGAAAGAAGAATTAACACTCAAATTAGTACAAATACAATTACAATTCAAATTTTTACATTGGCAAACATTTGGAGATGCTAAACACAGAGCGTATGGTGGAATATATGATTCATTAGGTGAGCTCATAGATAAGTTTGTTGAAGCAATGATGGGTAAATACGGAAGACCTGAATTTGATTCTGAATTTTCATTGATGTTTCAAGATATTAGTGCGTTAAGTGTACAAAACTTTTTGGATGGTATTACCGAATTTTTAGTTAATATGGTTGACCAATTAGACCCAAAGTACGACACTGATTTATTGAATTTAAAAGATGAAATGTTGGGTGACATAAACCAATTGAAATACTTATTAACATTAAAATACTAATATGAAAAAGGTAATTAAACTAACAGAAGCTGATTTAACTAAAATAGTTAAACGAGTAATAAAAGAACAAAATCAACTGAATGGTGAAGAGGTTTACGAAATACAAACTGCACTTAATGACTATTTCAAAATGAAAAAAGTTATGCAGAACGGTAAAATGTATCAAATACGTGTTGATTCTCAATGGGGACCTGCAACAATCGCGGCACTTAAAAAGTTCCAATCTTTAGAAGGTCTTGACCCAGATGGAAAACCTGGTCCTAAAACTTACGATGCATTTCACAAGTTGGGATTGGCGCAAGATGTAATGGATAAAATAATCAATTGGTTTAGTAACTTATTTTAATAAGTGAGAAAAATACTAAAAGAGACAGGAATTAGAAATATTTCAGCCTTAAGGAAAAGATATCCTAAGGCTGAAATTTATTTTCACCAAGATTTGGATGGTGTAACAACAGCGATTGCAATGAAAAGATACCTTGAAGATAATGGTATTGATGTGGTTGGTTGTCACGTGATTCAATATGGTGATAAAGAATTTGCTGTTAAAAAGAACGATGCAACTGGTGATACAATGCCAGTTCTTGTTGACTTTGCACATGGTAAACCAATGTTTGTTATTCACACAGACCACCACGATAGACAAGTTGGTGTTGAGAAAGGTACTTCAAAACAATTCAGAGGTGCTCGTTCAAATGTAGAAACAATATCTCAAGTAGTTTCACCAAAAGATTTATTCCCATCATCAGATATCTTACTAATCAATACTGTTGACTCAGCCGATTTTGCAAGACACGACATCACTCCTGAAGAAGTGGTTAACTACCTTTTCAGAGTTGATAAAGACAAAACATTACAAAAGAACAAAATGTTGTTAGGGTTTGTAATTAACAAATTACTTTTAGCATTCAAAAACAAACCAGGATTTCTTGAGCAATTAGTTATGGATTCAGACCCATCCTTGATGTCAATCCTAACGAATATCCAATCATGGATGAAAAGAACAAATGCCGCAAAACCTGAAGAGTTACAAAAAAATGCGGAGGATTACAAACAGTCAATGAAAGATTATCCAACTGTTAGTGATAATATTATCTTTCAATACGGTGGTGGTAGTATGTTCAAACCAGGTTCATACGATAGATACACTCCGTTCAGAAATAATCCTGAAGCCGATTTCTTAATCATGGCTTGGCCAATGGGATTGGTTCAAGCATCTTGTAACCCATTCAAAAAAGATAGAGAACTTAAAGGTGTCAACTTGGGTGAAATAGCTCAAGAGGTTTTAGGTAAATGGGAAGACCAATTAAAACAAAGAACAATTCCTTTATCAACTATCAAGTGGGTAAGTGAAACTGCTGTTGGTCCTGAAAGTATTGGATTTACATTCAAAGACTTTGATGCGTTGTACGGTGAGAAGTTTATGTTCATGGATGGTGGTGAGAAAATTCTTAATCACATCAAAGATATGATGGAAACACCATTCAAAGATTTATCTGAAGAACATAAAAAAATGTTAGATAAGATTGGAATCAATGCTTGGGATTTGATTCAAGCCAATTCAGGTGGACACAAATGTATTACAAATATATCGGGGTTAAACTATTTGGGTAGAAGTACAAGACCACCTCAAGGTCAATATAGATACGATTCTGAGAAAGAAGATTCACCTTCAGTTAAGTTTACTAAGATGATTGCTCATGGTTTCCAAAAGAAACTAAAAGAAAAGATTGAAGAATCAAAATAAGTATTCAACGGTATCACCGGCCGTAATACCTAATTTTTCACAGGTATTACCTTCAACTTCCAAAACAATATTTCCGTTACCACAGTAACTTCCACACATATCACCTTCACAGGGTGGACAGTTGTGATGTATATTGACAATTACATTGTTCTTGATAATGATGATGTCCAATGGGATAATACAGTTCCTCATCCAAAAACATTGTTTATCACCACCCATCAAAAATAATAGTCCGTCGAAAGTTTTATCAAACTTTTTACCCATCATACCAATATATTTTGATTTTTCATCAATTAAAGTTTTGACATTGAAAATATTTTGTTTAATTTTAACTTTCATACTTATAAATACCATGAACTATAAAAGATACGTCGGAGTTGTAATTAAACATGATGGTAGATTCTTAATCTGCAAAAGAAACCCTGAGGGTATGATACCAGGAATGTGGTCAATACCTGCAGGAAAAATTGAAGATGGTGAAGATGTAAAAACTGCGGCTCAAAGAGAATTCTTTGAAGAGACTGCAATTAACATCAATGACCAAGAATTGAAATTCCTTGGAATGATTCCAAGATATAGTAGGGATGGTAAAAGAATGAAAGGGTTGATGTATGTTTACATGGTTGAAGCGGAAAGGGCAATGAATCCCGATTTGGATGAAGCCATTGATGGTCAAGAACACACAGAATGTGGTTATTTTACCGTTGAAGACATGAAACCTTTAGCAATTGATGCTTTTTTGTATAAATTATTTGAATTTATTTCAGAATAATCATACTTTTGCTAAAGTGGGATATATTTATGTATTCCCGTCCGCAAGGACAACATCCCCACTTTACATAAAGTTTCATAAATAAAAATTTGACAAAATGAGAATTTTGTTTTAACTTTGTGAAACAATTGAGATGAGAGTCTCAAAACAAAACCCCCACACGGTTTGATTATTTGAAGAAATAGTTTTAACTTTGTGGGGATTATTTGAAGTTCTAATACATAAGATATATTGCGAGATAGCAGCAGAGGTAGCTCGCCAGGCTCATAACCTGGAGGTCGGAGGTTCGATTCCTTCTCTCGCTACAAAAAAAGTTTACAAAAAAGTTTGACAAATTGAAAAAGATGTCTTACCTTTGTAAACCAAAAAGGAAACAACCCCCAAATCGTGAAAGAGGGTGTGTCGATAAAATACGATTTCTTGTCGAGAGACAACTAAAGAAAATAGACACAGAGTTTCCAACAAAAAAAGTTTACAAAAAGATTTGACAAATCAAAAAAATTGTCTTAAGTTTGTAGACCAATTAAGAAAGAAGTTCTTTGAAAGATATTATTATCCATTATTACACTTCGGTGTAATATAAATGATAATCGGCCGTATATGGTCGTTAAATAAACCACGAAAGTGGGATAAAGTGAATGTGTTGTGTTAACATGTTTGCGGCTTCGGAAACGGAGCTCGAGTATACAAGCGAGATATCATCTTTGCTTTAGTAACTGAGGGTAACACTGTAGGTGAATAGTTGAGATGACCAAGCGATGTGGGTCGTTTGGTTGAGGAGGGAACTCCAATAAAAATAACTCGTAGGAATCTTGTAAGAAGTGGGACCTCCAATCTCATCATTGCGAATTCCAATACGAAAGTGGACTTAAAACCGAAAGGTATGATAGAGTACAGGTGGTGCTGTTACTATCCCTACTTAGAATCTACCAAGGTTCTTTGTTTGAAGTTGACTTGACATATGGAGGTGGGGACATCTCAAGGAGTAGTTTAGTATTCTGTTGTTCAAAAGATAACGGAGCTTACGGTGGACCACTACTTCTATAATCCACGACACACAACTTATAATTTACAATGATAATGTAAAAGTTATACTCAGAAACTATAAGCAAAAGTGTCCATCAGGTTTTGATGAAAGTCGCCTACACAGTCATGGGTTGTCCATGGCACACCGAGACCGCAAGTCAGAGTGTATTTTTACCAAAAACCTCTAAGGGGTCGAACCC